CTGAATTTCCAAATTTAATACCACCTTCAGTTGATGTAGAAGATAGTATTGTCATTCCTGCATATCCATTGTTTTCAATAACCAATTCATCTGAAGTACTATCAACACTTGCACCACTATCTCCAGTTTTAATATGTAAACCTGTACCTAAATCTTTATTTGATAAACCACTTGTTGCAAAATAATTATCTGCCGCACTAAGTCCACTACCTGTAACACCACTGCCTAAAGCTACTGTATCTCCTGACTCCCCTAGCGTTACAGTCGTTCCGCTTTGAGGTGCTATTGTATTTACTTCTAATTTACTCATTATATAATCACCAAGGTTGAACCGCTACCTATTGTTAATGTACCCGATACAGATACCGGGCCTACAACAACAGAGTTTTTACTAGCGGCTATTGTTAAATCTGAATAGCTTGTTGGGTTTTCATGATGGAAGGTACTAGATAATTTACTAGATGTTACTGTGCCATCTGAAGGTGTACCTACATCTACTGACTCCCCCATCGCTACAATGAAGTCGATATCCCCACTTGCAACGCTGACCGCTCCAAAGTCTAGTGTCGACCCCGATACAGTATATGCTGTGCCGGGTGCTTGGATAACGCCGTTTACAGACACTATCAAATTTTGCGCCGCTGATGGTACAAAGTTTTGACTGTTGCGTTGTAGTGTATAAGATGTCGCAGGTGTTGAACCTGTTACTGTAAGTAAGGCTCTATCGCCTAATGTTAAATTTCTTCCAACGTATGCCATTATGGTTTACTCCAAACTGAATGTGTTAAGTTTCCTTGCTCATCTGTGGCAAGTAATTCATTATATTCTTCTTCAGTAGTATATGTTTGAGGTAAATCTCTTAGTTCTTGTCGCCAAGTTTTTATATTATCTGGCATTGTATAATCAGAATTTGCCATGTAATCTGTTTCTTGAAGTTTTTGATTTCTTAATTGTTTAATTATATTTAATTTTCTATTAGCAGAACCATCTGTCCATGCTTTTTCCTCTGCATCTTTTACTGCTTGTTCTTCAGAAGTAAGAGCAACTTTTTTATTACTCTCTCCGCCTATTACTGTTATTTGTCTATAATCTACCATTTTAAATCCTATTGTACCAATCCGTAAACAGTTACTCTACCATAATTAATGCTACCTGTTGAGACTGTCATTTCAAAACCTGTTGCATTTACATTTGCAGTATTGGTAATACCAACATGATGTGAAACCCATCTTTGGTCTGTATTTTGTTTTACAACAGAAGTACCTGTTACATGTGCTCTACTCATAACATTAGTATTTGGGTCAGAAACCAGTAAATTAAAACTTACAAATGCCGAATTACTGTCACTTCTCATATCACTAGCAACTCTTCCGTGGTCTGCTGAGTAATTCCAGTTAGAATATTCTGCAGTAGCAGGAGTGCTATTTATGTATCTACCATCATTTATCCAACTGTAATCTCCAGTTGTGTAAGATGAGCCACTTGCTCCACCTGTTCGCCATCTAAAATAATTGTGAGCACCACCACTTGTAACACTATGATAACCAACTATTCTATACAAATCATAAGTAGATGAAAAACAGTTATCAATCGTTAAAGCGGAAACATTTGAATTGTCTGTAGCTACTGTTCCTAATTTAACAAAATCTGCAGGCAAATTAGATTTCTGCACATACTTTAATGCACCACTAGCCGCACTATCGGATATTAAAAATTTATCAGCGTCTACTAAGCTGGATTTCTCTGTCTGTGCTGTAATTAGAGTCGAGTCGATATTGGTATTATCTACCGCATCTGACGCTAAACTTGCTGATTCAATCTTACTTGTTGCCATATTTTAACCCTTTACTCCTTCATTATAACACATGCTGCCCCCTTTGTCCAGACCCTACCTTGCTGTTGTTGGTGCACCTTCTGATGATACAAATGGGCTTTCTGCAAATGCCATGTAAATAAATGTGCCACCACTTGTATTTTCAGTTCCAAATTGGTTTCTAAGTTTAAAACCATTTGATAATAAATCTATACTATTATTAACATTATCTGATTCTGCACCACTACTATCAGCGTAAATTGCCTTTTGTGCAGAGTTAAAACTATCTCTTGTGTTATCACGAATACTCCAAACTTCAGCAGATGTAGCAGATTTTAACATAATCCAAGCTGGTTTAAATCCAGTATAGATAAATGGCCCATCTGCATTGCCATTACCAACATAGCTACCAAATTTACTGTATCCTTGTTTTTCGGCAAAACAATAGGCAACTATTGTATCTCCGCTTCCGTAATTCATGTTATCATCTCCACCTCTGCCAGCAGTAAAAACGCTTGATGTTGGGGTAGTATTGCCCCAAGAATTTGAAGAAGCTGCCGCATTAGTAAGATTTAAAACTAATGTTTTATCATTACCTACACTTGCATGGTAAACTCTCCAACTATATGCTTGGTTTCTTACTTTCCCAATAATAACTTTTGGCACAGCACCTAAACCATGTCCTACTGTAATATCTCCACTTCCAGTACCTGTATATGTGACTATACTAAATCCAGCAGTTGTATCTGCTTGTACTGTAGAAGTAACCGAACCATCTGTATTACTTGATGTAGTGCCACCATTAGCTTTCCATTGCCAAGCTACAAACGTTTGACTATTTTCATTTACAATATTTCCAGAACCAACAGTGAAACCATCAGTATCAAATGATTTGTGGTCATTTGTTTGTGTTTCCTCTGCTCCTGTAATATCTGATTGTAATCTTTGACTAGCACCTCTTGAAGTATCCCATTGACTATGTGACCTAGAACTTTGTGACCTTTGTTTAATCCATAACCAATCTGGTTTAAAGTCTCCTGCATTAGCATCATTAGTTATCGCTCGTGTACTTGCACCGTCTCCAGTATATAACTGTGTATGAAAATATGCTGATGGGTCGTCTATTGTTGTATAAGCCATAATTTATCCGTATGCTGTTAGGTTCTTGGTACATAGAGCAAAATAACCACTAGGTACTGCGTATTCAAAGTTTCCATGTCCGTTAGCGTCTGAATTACCGCTTGATATAGAAAATGCTGGGTTGCCAAAATTAAATGAACCTTTTCCTGCATTACCAGAACTATTATCAAACATACAAGGAGCCATTGTAAAACCTGATAAAATTGGTGCGTGTTGCCCTGAACCACTTGGACTACTCGCAGGGTCAGGAGTTGGGTCTCCTTGATAAGTACCATTTTTATGAAAGTATGCTCTTCTATTGTCCATGTCTAAAGCGCATCCGAGAATATCATTTGTTGTAAATGTATTTATTCCGGTTGTTAATGTTGTTCTACCAGAGCCATTGTAGAACCTTATTTCCCCACCGTTATTATACTCAACAAGCATTGAATTAGCTGAAGTTCCTCCATGAGCCGCTTCTGTTGCTAATAAACCTATACTTGCAGTATTAGCTAAGTTTTTCATTTCAAAATACCATTTACCTTGTGTAACAGCTATTGTTCCTCTTACTCTTTGTTGGTCTGCTTGACCACTTGTTGCACCATTAGTAACTTCTAAATTACCCTCTGCAAAACTACCATTATCTCTTAAATCTGATCCAACATCTAAAGGGTTCATTGTACAAAAATTATTTGTCGGTGTATCTTCTGTTCTATCGAGAGCCGGTGTTACATTCGTTTGTGAAAAATGATTATCATTTCCGCTCGTGTCAGCACCTATACTTGTTGCATCGGCCGCTGTGCCTAGTTGTTTGAACTCAAGTTTAAAGCCAGTAGTTCCGTAAGAACCTGTATAGTTTTTAGGTATCCAAACTCCATTATCATCTGTTTCGCCAAATTCTGTTGGTGCTAGTTGTTGCCCATCTATTAAATACATATCTGAAAAATAACCATCATAGTATTGTGATGAATCATACTGACCTATTTTTACTAGTACACTTGTTGCTGTTTGATAATATAAATCTAAATTCTGTGTTGGATAGTTTGAAGTTGAAAATGAGGTTTCTTGTGTTCCATTTACATATAATTTAATTCTATTCGAGTCTGTGCCCTGTGTTGTATCAAAAGCAACAACAATATGATACCATGCAGAAGGGTCACGAAATAATCTATTTGTTTGTAAATTAAAAGATTCTGTTCCTCCTACCTTTTGATAAATATAAAGTTTATCATTATTTGCCCAACCTATATAAAATCTATTGTCAGCAGAAGAATATCTAGTTAATATTTTATGATTAGCAAATGGTGTGCATCTTTTTGCCCAAAAGCTAAATGTTAGTTTATCATCATTAGTTGCCGTGCTAGGAGTTCTACTTAAATACGCACTATCATCATCATTAAACCTAAGTGAATTATCTATGTTGTAACCTGATTCTTGAGTTCCACCTATAACTGGAAACGCCATGTTACTCCTTTACTGGAAATTCGCCGAGTGGTCTTGTTACTGTTCCGTCTTCTTGTTCTGTATACGTAAATAAAGCGGCTAAAGCATCTACATCACTAGCATTATCTATTTGTGTTTGCATTGAATTACATTTAGTTCTAACGCTTGCTCTCCATGTTTTCCACCCGCTATCCATTGTTGTTCCTGTTTCCGTTGCTTTTACTACCATCCAGTCAGATGATGCAAGAATGCCTGCACATTGATTATCAATCATTTCTTTTTTAATTGTTTTTAATCCTTTAGTTACAACTTGATTACCGTCACTATCCAACATTGGAGTACCATCATCATTTACTTCATTTCTATCTTCTAAAAGTTTTGCTGTAGCTGTGCCATAAGAACCTACAACTTCATCCCCACTTACAGCATATGAAATGTTTGTATTGATATACCATGCTTCATCTTTTTTATTAGTGGTATCTGTTCTTACTGGATAAATGCCAATAGCTTTTCTTTCTGCATCTGTCCATAAAGTAAATACTTCTTTTGGATATTGTAAATCATTTAATGTAAAACCTTTATTAGTTCTCATTAATTTAACAAATTGATTATTCTCTACTAATGCGTACATATTATGCTATCCCTATACTTCTTCCTACTTCATATAAATTTGTTCCATCTGTTCTGAAAACAAATAAATCTTTAGCTGAAGCACCTGTTGATAAAGTTGGTGATGTGCCGCCAGCCCATTTGAAAACAGCGTTCCATGTTATTGTTCTAGAACCCGTGCCGTCTTGTACAACAAGCAGTGAACAAAATGCCCCCGCTAATAAATTAGTTGGCGCGTTAAATGTTCTGTTGCCCCCTAACGTTACTTTAGCAACTTGTTGTGTTTGTAAATTCCAATCAATATTTGCGCCGTCTGTTAACGTAGCTTCCGCAGAATACAGTTGTACAGGAAAAGCAAATGAAGTGCTTGAACTAATTTCACTAGCTGTAATGGTACCATCGACAATCATTGCCGCTGTGATACTATTTGCAGATGGTGTTACTGTTTGAACAGCCTTTCCAATGAATACACAATACATGGTATCCGTTGCAGCTGTTGCAGCTGATAGTGTCAAAGCTGTTCCGTTTGCTGTATATGCATAACTAGAACCCGGTTCTTGACGGACATTGTTAATAAACAATGCTATTTCATTTTCATTTGCTACCGACTGGTCTAATGTATAGCTTGTTGTTGCACTTGTTGTAAAGTGTTGTACAGCAAAGCTACTGTATTTATCCGCCGGTGTAACACCTATATAAGGCATTTAATATCCTCCTTATGTACTTATCGCGTCGACAGTTGAAACCCAAACATCACAAGATGATGCTGTGTCTGATACTACTTTTAAAGCATCTCCCGATTGAACTATTAGTTTAGCTCCTCCGTCCAAAATCTGTAAAGACCCGCCGCTCGGTATGGGGGCAGACTTAACTAAATAAATATCATTACTAGAATCGTTAACATAACAATCAACTAAGATTGTTGATCCTGTAATGTTGGACAAAGAAATACCAACTACTGTGTCGTAGGAGTTAGCAGTGAAAAGAGTAGCAGCACTTGTTCCGACTGCGTTGGATGTATACCTTCTAAAATTCTGGGCCATCTATCCTCCTCTATAATGAAACCGCCATAGCGATTGCGAAACCCTGTGTAGCTGCATTTCCCACATCTACACCGTTAACTGTTGTTACATCTAAGTTAGCTAAAGCGTTATGAACTTCATCTGAACCATCTACATAGATTGATGCATCTCTACCGGTCACAAGGGTATACGTTGCCGCCCCTGAACCTGCGGTAAAAATTAAACTGGAATCTGTATCATTTTGTACAGTATAAGTTTTTTGAATGTTTGGAAGAATGATCGTACAAGTAGTTGACGGTGTTCCCGTAAACTTCAAAACTTTCTGACGGCCATTCTCAGAAGCGTAAGATGTAGGGTTTGTTGTAAACGTTAAAGTTGTATTCCCTGTTACTGCAACGGATAGTACTCCATCGGTTGCATCTTCCATTCTGTTCCAGTTGTCATTAGTTTGATCTCCCCAAGTGTTATCGTTCTCACCTGTGGTCATCAATCTGATGCCAAGATTACTCCATGTTGAAGCCATTTAAACTCCTTATGCTATTCTTAAAATAGCGTTTGATGCATCGGCAGTTGGAAATTGAATTTCGAAAGTACCGCCTGATACAGAAAAGTCTGCGCCAAAATCAATTACCATTACTGCTTTATTACTTTCAGATGTATTATAAATAATACAACCTCTAGTTGTAAAAGTTGCAGATGTCCAAGATGTATCTGCAAAATCAATAAAAGCTGTTGTGCCGCTTGATGTTGGATTTATATTTGTTAAAGTGTTTCCACCTGTAGTGTATCCGCCTGTAGCACCTAACTCGTCTGAGTTACCTGTTACATCGGAATAGTTAGTTGTTGCTGCACTATAAGTTCCCGCTTGCGAAGCTTGAGCTTTAATTAAAGCAATCTTGTAAGTGTCACCACCTGATGCTAAAAAGCTGTGTATTCCGTCAAGCAATTCTTTTTTAAAACTTGTGCAAATTGCTGATGTTATGGCCATAGTTTTATCCTTTTGTTCCTATCTCACCCGTTGTGAACTCGTCAGTTCGTTTACGTTGTTGTTCTTGTCTTAAGAATGTTTGAAGTGCTCGATCGTACAGACCTTGATATCTCTGTAGCTGATCTGGCGCTTCTTTCATAAAGTAAGACGCTTCTACTAAACTTGCGTATAGTATTACATCAGGAGCATAGTCACCTAAATAAGTGTTCGCGTTACCGCTACTAAGTCCTGTTGGTAGTATAGTATACCCTATTTCTAGCGTATAGTCAACATCTGCCTTAGGAGAAAATAAAAATTTTGTACCTCTATCAGATGATGAATAACTACCTTCGCCAAATAAGGCGTAATACTCAGGTGAACCAGTTGTTGCTTCATTCTGAGTAAACTCTCTCACATATGTATGATCTTTCTCTTCTAAGAAAGCTCCTGTTTGATGTTTAATATATCGTGTAACATATAGGTCTTGTGGTACGTCGTATGAATTATTTCCAGCAGATAAAGTAAATGTAGCATTTTTGTGATATTCTGCAATATCAGCTTCTCTTAAAAGTCTTTGTTCCGCTAGTTCAATACATAAATCAATAGGTGCTTTACCTGAACCCGTAGCTGTAGTAAATTCCGTAGAATCGTTTTCCATCCAGTCTTGGATTCCTTGTTTTAACTGTACGTATGTTAAACCCATTAATTACCCCATTCTCCTTGAGACCAAGTGAAGTTACCCCAACTTGGTGAATTTACATCTATTGTACCACGATTTGCTGTAGCTTGCAACCCTGTTGGAGTTACTGGTACAATAATTTCTGCTTGTGCTGTACCTTGTGAAGCTGTCGTTCCTAGACCTGCTGGGAATACAGTAGCATTAATTATTAATGTACCAAGAGAAGTGCTAGCTTCGATACCTCCACCAAGCTCTGTTAAGTTAAGAGTTGGCGTACCTTGTTGAGCTGTTGCTTCTTGTCCTACAAGATTTTCCGTTAAGTTAAGAGTTACAGATCCAAGTGATGTAGTTGCTTCAATACCATTTGCATCTTCTGCAGAGTTTAATGTTACTGAACCTTGTGCTGTTGTAGAACCTACACCAGTAATATTAATACCAAGTTTCTTCGTAACAGCACCTTGTTGTGCTACTGCTTCTAATCCTTCAGCTTGTTCTGCCCCACTGATAGTTAACGTGCCTTGAGCCGTTGATGATGATAAGCCACTGATCGGTATAACTAATGCTATACCCGGTGTACCAATACGACTTATTGCTAGTAAACCATTTGTTTGTTCTGTTAAATTAATATTAGGTTGACCAACTAATGTAGTTGTTTGTGCCGAGAATCGTCCGTGTAACGGGCCTAAAGGTATAGTTGTTGGAACTGAATCAGCATCTGGTCGTGGTTTAAATAAAACATTACCACGTCCTTTTCGTAAATATTTTTGTGGTTCTAATTGTGGGTGTTTAGATTCCCAATCTTTTTTATGTACTTTAAAACCCGTCCATTCTTCACGGGCATCTTTATATCTGATTTTAAATCCAGAACGATCATCTATTAAGACCGCTCTTTTACCTTTAGCGTATCGTGCCATTAGTACACCTGTGGTTGTACGTAAAAGCTAACTCTTTCTCTATCCTCTTCTTTTGCCTTCATCCATTCTTCATCGTATAAAGGTTTTAATATATTTAATCTATCAGGTGCAAACTTAACTGCCAACTCAACTGCTAATCCACTTATCAATGCCGGTAAATATCTTCTCGGTATGTCTGGATTTTGTGAGTATGTTGCTGTTACATCTTGTGGATATCTAATAGTCCATGATGTAAATTGGTAGTATGTTTGATCTGGTATTGGCCAAAAGTAAATTTTGTGTGTTGCCGTACCTGCACTGGTGAATTGACTGTTTCTTTCAACAGCAAATTGCACAGGTTTACCTGTATCATTTTTAGTTGGAATATTTAAATATTCATCTAAACTAATTCTTTCGATTGATATATCTTGTGGATTAGATGTATCAGAATTATCTCTGATCGCTCCATCCAAAACATCTAAGTATTGAGAGGCACTTAATGTTATATTGTTTACGTCTTTTGTTAAAGAAGTAGTTGTTAAATCTAATGTAAATAAATTTACGCCGTCATTAACCCACTTCGTTAAAAGCAAATTAAGAGAACGTCTAGCAGTCTTTAAATCATTACCTGTTTTAGATTGCTGTCCAATTCTCTCATATGCTTCCTCAATAATATGAGCAGTGTCTAAGTTAAAAGTATATGTACCAGAAGTTGCCATCTGAACTCCTATCCCATAACAATAGTTTTAACTAACCAAATAAATTGTGCAAATACCATGACACCAACTGTCCATAATACTTTATTTATTTTGTCAATGTCTTTTTGCAAATGCACTAAATGGTTTGTTTCTATTGTATGTATTTTTTGATTTAGTAATTTTAAATCACCTTTCATCTCAGTTATCTCCAATTTGTTTTCTAGTTCAATATCAGACATTAGTCATGTAGTATTGTTACACCAGACAAATTTTGCATAGTGGAAACTTTCATCCCACCCGGAAATAAAACACCATCTGTTGGTAAATTAAAAGCAAAAACATCACCGTTTGCTACATCACATTCGAATAATGTAGTGCTATCTGTATTATCTTGTAAAACTAAAAGACCGTCTCCGCCCCCACTGTTTGCTGCGATTAAACCTCTTAGCCTAGTTCGGCCGGCAAATACAGCACCAGTTGACGTTTTTCTTGTAGCTTTTACGTCTGTTGAAAAACCCATTATGAACTCCTATAAGTTAAGGGGACATTGCTGCCCCCTTGATGTTATGCTAAATTATTGTTTTGAATATATTTAACAGTAATATAACCAGCACCTGCAGAACCTGCACTAGAGATAGTCTGAATTGTTACATCAGAACTTCCGATATCTGCCCATGTGTCAGCATCAGTAATTGTTCCAGTTGAACCTTGCTTGATAACATTTGCAGAAGTTCCTAAAGCTAATGCAGAAAATAATTCGTTTGCACTGCTAGACGTTCCTACAGATAAGTTAGCTGAGTCTGGAGCTGTAGTTATATATAGAGTTATTTCAGTTATTTGTGAATTTGCTGGAATGATAATTCCAGTGCTAGCCGCACTTGATGATTGTGACCAAGCTGCAGATTGTGCCATTTCAACAAAACCTGTGTTTGCACTAGCTCCTTCTTTAATTGTGCCGGCTTTTACTGGGCCGGAAAAAGTAGTTGTTCCCATTGTCTATCCTTTTGTTTGTAGTCTACTTTCGTAGTCTATGGGTTGTTAAAGGGGGGTAGCTTTTACACTACCCCCATATTGCTTAGGATGGGTTTGAACCCCATACGCCACGCCAGTCAGAGAAACCAAATGAGTATCTCTCTCTAGCTTTGTAACGTACATTACCTGTTTCGAAGTCACCTTCCATTGAAGTGTTGATTGGTGATCTTGTGAACATTTTCATTCCGTGAGGAGAATCTGTTCTGATGAACCAACGTTTACTTCCAGTGAATCTGTGGTTGATGTGATAACCGCCCGGTAACATACCTTTCGATACGAGAGCGTTTACATCATTGTCCGCAGTTCCAACTCTGTATGGAGATGCCATCACTCTCTCAGCAA